GGATTATAACCCTGACGGGCATTTTATGCCGATACCACCGGGCGATTACCGGGTGCGGATTGAGGAGGCTGAGGAGACGGTGAGCAAGGCGGGGAACGAAATGTTTAAGCTGACGCTCTCGGTCTCTGGAAAGAAGAATAAGCTGTGGTTTTATATTGTATTTCCGCAGGTGGGGGACGCTAAGTTTTCAGAGAAGAAGCAGATGACGAATCAGAAGCTCGGCGAGGTTTGGGAAAGTTTCAACCTTAAAGTGGGCGATATGAATGTGCTGAATTGGCGCGGGAAGGTTGGGGCCGCGCGGGTGAAGCAGGAGATGAATAAGGAGAAGGGCGAGATGCAGAACGCCGTTAGTTATTTCCTTACGCGGAAGCGGCAGGAGGGGCTGGCGCCCTGGTCGGAGCCGGAGGGTAGCGGCATTTCTTCGGCGCCGGTGGGTGATTCGATGAGTATGCGCGCCGAGAATGGTTCTGCGGAGAAGATGCCGTGGGAAAACTGGAATTAAGACCATATCAAAGAGAGTGTATAGAGGCGCTTCCCGAGAGGGGAGCGTTTCTAATACAGATGGCGACGGGTTTGGGCAAGACGGTGACGTTCGCCAATATTCCACGGAGAGGCCGGATGTTGATTTTGTCGCACCGTGACGAGCTGGTGCGGCAGCCGGTGAGGTATTTTGATGTGCCGGTGGGTATCGAGCAGGCGGAGTGCCGGAGTTGTTTTGAGGAGGTTATTTCGGCGTCGGTGCCGTCGATGGTTCGGCGTTTGAAGAGGTTCCCGCCGGATATGTTCGATGTTGTGGTGGTGGATGAGGCGCATCACGCCGCGGCGCAGAGTTACCGTAAAATCCTTGACCACTTCAAGCCTCGTCTGACGCTGGGGTTTACGGCGACGCCGAATCGTGGTGATGGCGTCGGGTTGGAGGATATTTTCGAGGATATTATTTTTGAACGGGATCTGGAATGGGGGATTAGGAATGGGTATCTCAGCGATATACGTTGCCTGCGCTGCGATATTGGTTTCGACTTGCGTGACGTTTCTAGCCGGCTGGGCGATTATTCGGCTGATGAGCTGGAGGCGGCGGTCAATATTACGAGCGCAAATAAGGCGGTTGCCGATGCGTATCGAAGGTATGCGAAGGGGCAGACGCTTGTTTTCGCGGTTTCGGTAGCGCACGCGGAGGCGATAGCGCGGGAAATCCCCGACAGTGAGGTGGTAATAGGTGGTAAGGACCGCACTGTTGTGTTGGAGAGGTTCCGGGCGGGGGATTTGAAATGTATCGTCAACTGCATGGTGTTTACGGAGGGAACGGATTTGCCGAATGTGGAGACGGTGCTAATCGCCCGGCCGACGAAGAATATCGCGCTGTATACGCAGATGGTGGGGCGCGGGACGAGGTTGTTTCCCGGCAAGGATTGTCTGACGCTTATCGATTGTGTGGGAGCGTCGGCTTTGAATTTATGCACGGCGCCGAGTCTGATTGGGCTGGATGCTTCGCTGCTTGATCGGTGTGATGGTTTGCCGGATGAGATGGATATTTTCGATGTTCCGGACACGCTGGCGCGGGTGATGGATGTGCCGCGGTATTGGATTCGCAACGCCGAGCTGGTGAATTTGTGGGCGAAGGGCAAGCGGTATAACTTGCACGGAGTGGCCTGGTTCCGCACGGCGCGCGGGGATTTGGTGCTGGGGAAGCCACGGTTTAGGCTGGCCGCGCCGGATAAGCTGGGGCGTGTGTTTTGGCAAGGCCGGAAGGTGCCTTATCAGCGGGCGTTGGATGAGGTTTATAGGTCCCTATGTGCGAATTATGAGGATTTGCGGAATATGTGGGACGCCTCTTGTGTGAAGCGCTGGGGTGAGTATCGCGCCACGGATAAGCAGGTGGAGATGGTACGGCGTTTTTTGCCGGATTATGACGTGAGTAATATGACGAAGGCGGAGGCCGGGGCGATTTTGACGAGGTTTTTTCTGGGGAGGGATTTGCGGTGAATTGTCCTCTCGGGTGTCTGTCTTTGGTGTTAGGTCAGTATGGATATAGGTGTATGCGTTTTGGGATTGATTTGGCAGGTAAGGTCCCTGAGAGGTGCCGACAGTGTGTTGAGGAGGAATCGAAATGAATCAGCAGGAAGCAATAGATGCACTGAAAATGACTAAGGAACTATGTTTGTTCGATCCAATGAACGGAAATGTGCTTGAACCAAGTCAATTAAATAACGAGAACCGACTGACATTAGAGGCTATCGAATATTCAATTGCGGCTATAACAGAGCTTGCTGCGCTGAAAGAAAAGTATCAGCTGGATTTGCCGGAGGGGGAATCAAAATGACCAACTATGAGCGTATTCGGCAGATGAGCATTGATGAGATGGCGGAGTGGTCGGCCCGTTGCACTTCTTGCGACGTTTGTGCTTTTGAGTTTGATGACGAAGAGTGTACCTGTTACTTCAGGATGGGACGGTGCATATCGGGTCATAAAAAATGGCTCGAACAGGAGGAGGAAGCGGAATGAAGTGCCGAAGATGTGGAGCATCAATTCACGTAAGTAGTAAATGTAAGTCACATGTAGTTTGTGTTCAGAAATCATATCATGGACCGTTTACGTCTATTAAATTCACCGGCTATCTGTGTGATGCCTGCCTAAAAGAGGCAAATAAAAGATTTAACGATCTCATATATTTTATGAGAGGTCTGCCGGAGGGGAAGCAGAATGATTAGACATGCCAACCTCATGCCGGAGGCGGAACTGGCGTTGCGCAGGACAAGATCGGTCTTTACCTGCGTATGTAAGCTTTGCGAAGAAAAAACCTGTGGTGACTGCATCGTTCACATAGCAAATGAATCCGTGAAAAATTGTCTCGCCAAACTCGAAGGGGGCGACGTACATGTACCCGACACGAGCGGCTCTTAGATATCCCGGCGGCAAGTGGAAGCTCGCGCCGTGGGTGATAGAACATTTCCCCGCGCACGATGTCTATGTTGAGCCTTTTTGCGGAGGTGCTTCTGTGCTGCTCCAAAAGGATCGAGCTCGGAGGGGGGAGGTGATAAACGACATCGATGGTGAGATAACCAATTTCTTTTCCGTGCTCCGCGACAAAGAAGCTGCCGCCGAGCTTATCCGCCGCATAGAGCTGACTCCGTTTGCGAGGGATGAGTTTCACGTAGCGCTGGGACCTTCAGGGGATTCTATCGAGGATGCCCGGAGGCTTGCGGTTAGGGCGTACATGGGGCAGGGTTCTTGCGTGAATTACCAGAATAACGGATTGCGAAGTAAACGCACTGGACAGAAATTCCCTGCCAGAGACTGGCAGCTCTATCCTGCTTCACTTGCGGCCGTTGTCGAACGCCTCCAAGGCGTAGTGATAGAAAACCTTCCAGCGCTGGAAATAATAAATCGATATGACCATCCTGGAACACTGTTCTACTGCGATCCGCCATATGTGCATAGCACGAGGCTTGACTGCGGTCATAAGCATTACAGATATGAGATGAACGACGAAGATCACATTGCATTAGCAAGGTCCCTGTGCAAAATCCAGGGTATGGCCGTAGTGTCAGGGTATCCTTCGGAACTCTATAGAGATCTGTATAGAGGTTGGCAAAAATATGAGCGACCGCATCATAAGGATAGGGGCGGGGAAAGTGTTGAATGTCTTTGGATATCCCCCAAGTGTGGAACGGTACAACGAAAATTATTCGAAGGGGGCGGCGGCGAATGATAGGCCTGTCACTTTTCTCTGGTATCGGCGGACTTGACCTTGCTGCCGAAGCCGCCGGTATTGAGATCACGGCGTTCTGTGAGATAGAGCCGTTTTGCCAAAAAATATTACAAAAACAGTGGCCACATATCCATATACATCCAGATGTAAGAGAAATCAGAGGTGATGATTTTGGAGCAATCGACATTATTTACGGAGGGTTCCCATGTCAGCCCGTATCCATTGCCGGAAAACAACGCAAGGAAGATGACAGCCGCTGGCTTTGGCCCGAGTTCGCCCGAATTATTGCCGAAGTTAAGCCCGCTTGGGTACTTGCTGAAAATGTTGAAAACGCAGTCAGAACAGTATTGAACAGCGTCCTCGTTGACTTGGAGAACCTCGGCTACGAAGCAGGGGCGTATTGTACACAGGCTTACTGCTCCGGTGCGTGGTTCGCGGGAGCAAGAATATTTATCGTGGCCGCGTCCAACGACAGGTGCCCCTCTTTGCGGTGGAACGCACAATTTTCAACAAATGCAGCGTCTCAAGGACGCAGGGGAAATTACGGAAGAAGAACGCCGGTCTTTGACAGCGGGGAACGGTGGAAAAAGCAGCCCCGACCTATTGGAGTGGCTGATGGGGTTTCCGCTCGGCTGGACAGACTTAGGGCGTTAGGCAACGCAGTAGTCCCGCCGCAGGTGTACCCGTTCTTCCGGGCGATCGCGCTGTTGGACGCACTGGCAAAGCAGGAGGTGGCGTAGATGCCTCGTAAGGGCGCACACCTTGAGCGTGAGATGGATAAGGTGCTTAAGTATCTCGACACTTTGGGGATTCATGGACATAAAAATCATCCGAAGCGCCTAAATGATGGAACGTATGTCGAGGGGGAACCGTTCGATTATGAGGTGTTTTCCCCTTCGCGCGTCTGGACTTTCGATACGAAGGAGTGCGAGGCTGAGGCGTGGCCGCTTTCTAAGGCGAAATTGTCACAGGTCAATAATCTGGTGAAAACGGGAGGGTTTTTTCTGGTGTGGTTCGTGCAGAGCCGGAAGCTGATCCGCTTCGATGCGGAGTTGGTGGCGTCAAGGCTGGGCAAGGATGGCTCGTTAGCTCCGAGTGAAGGAGTTGTTTTCGATTGGCAAGTATTTCTGAAATAAAGGCGCAGAATAATGTCGTAGATTATGCCCGTAATGTGTTGGGGTGGGATGTGCGAAGTCCCGGAGATCATACGTATAGCATCGATAAGGGGAGTAATAACCGGTGTTTGTGGGTGTATGACGACTGGTTTTATGACTTCAAGCTCGGGGTGGGCGGGGATGTTATCGATTTGTGCGCGCTGGTGCGGCACGGCGGCGACCGCGGGGCGGCTATTCGCGAGTTGGGCGGGTTTTCTCCGCGATGGCGCGACGAAACGCAGAATCTTTGTAATGCGGTGGCGCTCTGGCATGAGTCTTTACGGCCTGATGATTGTAAATATTTACGCGCCCGTAAGCTGACGGACGAGTATGTAAGGAAGATGCGCCTCGGGTTTGACGGGACGCGTCTTACGATTCCTTATTATAAGAATGGGTATGTCGCCTATGTGATTACGCGGGAACGCGGGGCTGGCGGAGCCAAGTATAAGAAGGCGCCGCTGGACGGGATGATGGAGAATATTCCCTGGGGGCTGCATACTCTCGACCGCGAGGCGCCGCTTGTAATTGCCGAGGGCGCGTTTGACGCGATGTCGTTTGATCAAGAGGGGTTCCGGGTGCTTTCTCCTCTTTCAGGGTTTTTTAATAAGGACTCGTTGCGGCAGGTGCTGGATATTTGCAAGCACGCCGGGCGGGTGTTTATTTGTTTTGATTCGGACAGCGCCGGGAATAGGTTTCAGGTGAGGATGGCGCAGGAGTTTTTTAGGCGGCATATTGATTTTACCTGCGGCGAGCTAGAGGTAAAGGATGTCTCGGATTATTATTGCGCCGGTGGCAAGCTCGATGTGTTGATCGCAGGGGCGCGGCCGGGGATCGAGGTTCTGGCGGAACGGATCGAGAATAAGGATGAGTTCAAGAGGTTTGTTTTCGAGGCGGGGCGCTTTGTGGGACGGCCTGAGATGATGGAGTTCCTCGAAAAGGTGAAGCAGTTTCCAGCCACATGGATGCGGGAGGTTACGAAGCAGGCACTTTCTCCGCCTTCGGAGGATATGATCGTGAAGGAGGTTATGGAGGCGCGGCGATTGAAGTTTTTCGAGGCGCTTGGGTTCTACGAGTATGCGGGTGGTGTGTGGCGTCGGCGCGGAGATGCCGAGGTAAAGCGTTATGTTTCGGACGTCATGGGGCATTATCGGTCCGGCAGTCGCGTAGGTTCGGTGTTCAATCTGCTCAAGGGTGAGTGTATTTCAACGGAGCAACTGGATCGCAAGCCTATTTTTAATTTTCGTAACGGCACGTTAGAACTGGAGCCGGGGAAGTTTCGGGAGCATCGAGAGGCTGATTTGTGTTCGATTCAGGCGGATTATGATTATGATCCAGATGCTTTTTCTCAGCGGTGGATATCGTTTGTTGAGGAGATTTGCGAGGGCGACGAACGCAAGGCAAATTTGTTACAGGAGATCGCGGGGTATGTGCTTTTCAATGATTGTTCGCTTCAAAAGTGTTTTTTTCTGTTGGGGGACGGGGCAAATGGAAAGAGCGTGTTTCTGGATGTGATGGCGGCGGTGTTCGGCCCCGGAAATGTTTCAAATGTGGAGATGTCAGGGCTGGTGGAGCCGTTTCAGCGGATACGTTTGTATAGCTCGATTCTCAATATTAGCTCTGAAACACAAACGGACGTCAAGGGCGCGGAGTCGATTTTTAAACAGTTGGTTGTTGGCGACGCGGTGAATGGTTGCTACAAGGGACGGGATTTTGTTGAGTTTCGCACGCGCGCAAAGTTTATTTCGGCGTGTAATGATTATATTAAGAGCCGTGACGTAACTACGGGGTTTTTGCGGCGGATTTGTTTTATAAATTTCAACGCCCGGTTTGTCGATGAACCGGGGGCAGGGGAGTATAAGGCAGATCGCGAGCTGACTGGCAAGCTGTTGGTGGATTTGCCGGGAATTTTTAATTGGGCGTACGCCGGTTATAAGATTTTGCGGGAGGCTCGGCAGTTCAGTGTGCCAGAAGATCAAAAGGATACGCTGGATAATTTTGCAAGGGATGTGAACCCCGTGGTGTCTTTCATCGAGGACGAGGTTTTACCCGGAGAGTATGAGCGGGGGCGGATGTATGAGATTTATACGAGCTGGTGTAAGAAGTGCGGGCATTTGCCGCTTTCGCGCACGGCTTTTATCAGGAGGTTTAAAACGACTATGGTGCAGCTTAAGCGGAAGTGCGAGGAGTTCCGCACGGCGAGTTATAGGGGGTTCATAATAGAATGACTAAGGATGAGTTTCAGGTGGTGGAGTCGATTTTATCGTTGTTTCCTGAGTTGTGCCGCGCGGCTGATCAGCGCCGGGATTATGTGGTGTCGCTGGTGTTGGCGCCCAACCACGGCGAGCCTGTGCAGGGTGGCCCGGGAGTGTCGGCGATCGAGCGGTTTGTGGACGGGGATAGGGAGTCTGCAAATTTAAAGATTATTCTTGATCGGATTGTAGGGTGCCTGGAAAAGCTGCGGGCCGAGGAGGGACGGTTCGTGGAGCGTTATTATTTCGAGGGGCAGTCGGCATATGATTTTGAGGAGTCGGGATCGGTGCTTTATGGCAAGCGCCGGAAGGTTTGCGCGAAGCTGGCCGGGGTGCTTAGTATTTATCATCTGGTGCGGGAGTGGCGCGAGGTGGAGCAGATGCGGCGGCTGGAGGCGGCGAAGATGGTTAGAGGGGGGCCGTGATGGCCCCTCTGGTATAATGATTAAAGATTTTGTTGAATATGGGAGGAAAAAATGGGTACTAGTTTTGAGGCGTTTCATATCCAAAAAAGTGCATATATAAATAATAGTTGGATTCCAGGAACTGTTTTTAATACAGAAATATTTACTCCAAAAAATTATTTTGTGAAATATTACGATGAACAGAATTTATATCACGGATTACAAAATCAGTTGAAATTACCTGAAAATGTTATTAGCACTATAAAAAGCATGGCTCCATTATATGCGCTTGAATATATATGTAATAATAATTTGTATGATTTATTTACTGCAAAAGATATTATCGAAAACTACATCCCTATTTTGAAAGAGGTAGGAGGATATCTTAAGGAGATCATTTTTGAGGAGGTGAGAAAAGATAAATTTCCATGTTTACCGAGTAGATATAACTGTATATGGCTTTGTGAAGAAGAAAAGGTTGATTATTGGTATAGAGCATTACGTGATCAAAATTCTCTGATATATAAAGTAAAAGCTACAGGAAAAAGTCATATTGCTGATGAAAAATGGCTTATTAATGATATTGTGCCTGGGAATAGAATCCGTGAGTATGCAAACTCATATTGGACCGGTGAATTAAGTAAGAAACCAGAGCTAGAAATATTATTCAGTGGAAATGTAGAGATTGTTCGAAGATATAATAATCTAAATGAATTTACTGAAAGTAAATGATAGCGTGTTTTTATTAGTATAAAAAAGCCCGAAGGCTTCTCTGGAAAAATTATTCTGTTATTTCTCTTGCCGCCTTGATCCAGTCGTTGGCTGTTAGTTGTTGCTATGTCTTTTATAGTCATCAAGTTCTGTTTTATTTGTGGTGGCTATTTGCTCCTGTTCCGGCGCCAACGATTGGAATAATATCCCTAGCCGTGTGACTAGAACGGCAAGGAGAAAGTAACCTGTTAGTAGATTAAGTGATACGCAGAACAATCCTAAAATAGACCATATAGGTTGTAAGTTGCTTACGTTGATATTTATGTTGGCGAAGCCTAAAGTCACCATTGTCGATAGTGCAAAGCAAAGGCTTTGGATAGCAATAAAGAGGTAATTTAGTAAAGGTGTCGGAGATTCTAGGTGTTTTATATTAGATAATATATTTGGAGCTGCCAACTCTATCAGTGAGTATATGAACGCGAATGCAAGAATTGACAGCAGAAACGCGAAAAGAATACGGCTGCTTGAACTTCCGTAGTCAGACAGCCACCAGAAGAAACGTAGTATTTGGCGTTTAGGATAAGAGCATTCTTTATAGTATTTTTCCCATTCTTTTCTGCGAATGTTGGTTTTTAGTGCTGTGAGCAGTGAAGGGGATATTCGGGCAGAATCCAAGCTCACCATATTAAAATCAGTATCTTTGTTAATTTTACATTTGTAAAATTTTGTTTTCATATCGACTATTGAAGAACGAAAAGAAGTGCCATACAGTATCGTTCTGTCAAAACGACTACCATTTAATGTAGCGTCATATATTCTTGCATATGATAGGTTTGCCTCATCAAATGTGGATTCTATCATCGATGCATATGTAAGATTACACCAATCTTTGTAATCCTTGCTTAGAGAAATAAGCTGTGCTTTAATCAAATTTGTATTATAAAAATGAGCGCTAATTAAAGTTGCACCGGATAAATCTATGTTAGCCATGTAGCAATCCTTGAAATATGCATTGATTAGTGTTGATTTTCTTAAATTTGCTTCTCCAAAATCACTACCTTCAAAATGAACATTTTCTAAATTAGCGCCTTCAAGATAGGCCTTAGAGAAGTTATACTTTTGTAGCCATATTAGTTCATGTTTATTTGCTTTTCGCCATTTATTCCATCGAGTTATATCCTTTTCTAAAGAGCATTTCATTAAAAACTGATATAGCTCTTCATCTTGTTTGGGAAATTTAGGATCGTAATCATTCATACAATTCCCTCCCTTGTTGGATAAATTATAATATAAAAGAGGCCCGAAGGCCCCTTTTATATTTCACTTTAACCTTATCCCCTTGATGTTTGTCTCTTTTCCTAATGGGTCTGAGGTCAGATTATATAGTCCTACAAGTTTTAAGGATACTTCGCTGGCTCGCATGGATTTAAGATGATTGTCGAAACACCAATTTTTGAAATCGTTGTATAGTTTTATAAATTTGACTTGGTATTTTTCTCCTAACTCGCAGCGATCGTCTACGTATTCTCTTATCTGGAGGTTTTTTAGGTCCACTTCCCGTGCTGTTTTGTACATGGGGGGAAGCGTCATTTTGATGAGTTCTTTTTCTCTGATACGAATTAGTTCTTGTTCCATTTCGTTGAAGCGTTTGATATATGCCTCTTTGAATCTGGCAGCTTTTTTCCCTGTGAATCCCATAGCAAGAAACGCAAACCCGTCACGGGTGATGTGATATTCTGGGCGCAGCTCGCCTTTTTCGTCTTTGTAGCTAACCAATCCAAAATTGGATTCGTTAAATTCCGGCGAGCATTCGAGGTTTTTAATGTCTCTCAGTACGTTAAAGTGTTCTTTTTCAAACACTTTGGCAATATCCCTTGACGACACGATAACTTGCCCTCTGATATTCATAATACCCAGTTCATCAACGTCTTTTAGTGTACAGATATTACTTATAGTATTCATATTGTCCTAACTCCTTTTTATTATGGTCTTTTTATTTTTTCATCTTTTGTTGTATATATCTAATTGAATCTCTACTCATTACGGTCGCTATTGAAGGTGGTACAGGTGGTAATATTCTGATTGCTCAATGAATCAACCTTATAAAGAGATATAGAAGAAAGTTGATGTTTGATGTTCGTTGTCAACCACTTCAAAAATGATGTGGTTGATGTCTGACATCAAACTCAACCATAACTACCCCCAAAATAGCCTTTTCATTCTTTTTGTGGTATATGTTTATAAGCTCCATTCGTACAACGGCTTGCAAACGGGTATAAGTAGGTGATTTCGTGGCCAAATTTCAACCTGGCAACAAGGCCGCTGTCGGCCACAAAAAGATGTCGAAAGAGTTCCGCGAAGAGCTCGAAAAACTCACATTTGATGCACTTAAAACACTCAAAGATATAGTCAAAAATGGCGCCAATGAAAAGAACAGAATATTGGCTGCTCAGGTTTTGTTGGATAGATGTTACGGGCGGCCGGGACAAGCAATTCGTGTTGACCATAATACACCAATCGATTCAAATGCTGTCATGGCGGCATTGGCGGATCAGGCGCGGGGCATTTTGATCGATACGGATGAGGATGGAGTCCAGCGTTTTATGGTGTCTCCCGGTATGCAATTACCGGCTGCTATCCCCGTCGAAGTCGAAACCTTACAATAGCGGTAAAATAGGTTCGCAAAAAAATAAATGTAAAGCCGCAATTGTAACATAAGGTATGTTATAGGACATAAAACGCTGATGTTTCAGCGTTTTTGTCCTATTTCCTTACATTAAAAGGCGAATGCCTTTTAATGGGCTGGGAGGGGGCCCCGTCGTCCCGACGGGGCGGGGGGTCCTATAGTAGGGTACCTCTCTACAGGCTCACAAAAAAAATTTTAAAAAATTTGGGGTTTCTCCGCCCGTGTCAGTTTTGTACGTGTCACGTTTTAAAGGGCAAAAAGTAGGTGTTTACGCAGCCATATCAACGGCTTGACACTTTTGGGCGTTTTTTGGTTACCAGTGCGCTATATATATATGTATATAAATATATATGTATATATATTTTTAAGTGTCATAAGTGTCATAAGTAATATATATATAGTGATAGCAAGGGTTTGAACTTTTTGAACTCGTCACGAACTTGTCAGAAATTTGTCATTGATATCTGTCACGAGGGGGGATGCCTTTGATTTTTGGGAAAAATTTTGTTGAGCATGGCGGTCATGCGGAGGGCGTTGCGGAATGTGCGGCGCTCTCTGTTTTGTTTGGGGTAATGGAGGTCGCGGCTGAGAAGTATGCGGACGGATATGTTCTTAAGGTCTTGCCGGGATATAGGCGTCTTGAGTGGACTGGGAATCTTGAGCGAATAAGAGATGTTGTGGAGGAGGTTGTGAAGCATGTGTAAGTATGTAAAGAGACCGGTGGTAGTTGAGGCTGTCAAGTTTGAGGACAGCATAGAGTGTTTTGACAAGCTGATGGCGTTGGGGCTTGACCCGGTGCGCGTTGATTACGCCGATAGGTATAATCCGGTGATTAAGATTGATACATTGGAAGGTGAAATGACAGGGCAGGTTGGCGATTATATTATTCGCGGCGTGAACGGTGAATTTTACCCCTGCAAGCCGGATATATTTGTGAAGACGTATGAAGCGGTTGGAGATATCAAGAAGAACCTGTCTTTTACTCAGGCATTCGAGCTTCTTAGGACGACGTCCGGCAATTATATGCGTCTTCCAGAATGGGAGCCTGATGTAAAGCTACGGATGATGTGGCCAGAAGGATTTTGCGGCATGACGTATCCGTTTCTTTATGTTGCTGGTCGTTTCAGAGAAACTCCGTGGAATTGCTCGGAAGCCGAGCGGAGTTCAGAAGAGTGGGAGGTTGGGTTTGATGAATAGCGTAGACCAAATTATCGAGGCTTATAAGCGCGGGCTGGAGGATGGGCGGAAGAACAACGCTTCGCAGGGTATGCCTTGCAGGGATTGGCAGGGGCAACGCCAGCGTTGGCCTGGGGATTCTACCGGCAATCCTCCGATTGATACGAGCAGGATTATTTGCGGGTGTGCGCGATGAAGCCCTTCGTTTCCGACGGGTGAAGCGGCGGAATGTCGTGGTTCTGGAAGAACGTTTTGAGGAAAGAGGAACCTTGGCGGGCGGCCTGCGTCGAACATGATTACGAGTATTGGCGCGGGGGGACGAAGATTCAGCGGTTGCAGGCGGATTTGAGGCTCAGGGCGAGTGTCGCGGGTGCGGGACATCCGGTCTGGGCTTTTTTAATGTTCTGGGCTGTGCGGGTCGGCGGTCATCCGTATCTGCCTTTTCCGTGGCGCTGGGGATTCGGGCATAGCTGGCCGCGTGGGTATACAAAGAGGTGATGCCGCGTGGAGTATGAGGACGACGAAGATCGTTTCTGGATGGAGAATACGGAGGCTCTGACGGCGGAGGATGTCCGGGAGCTGCTGAAGGGGATGAGCGAGGATGGAGTTTAAGCGGTTTGTCGTCAAGGGGTTTGTTTATGACGGGTCTGAGGCGGCGAAGGAGGCGGCTTTGGCGTTGGGAGCCTCGTTCGGGCCGGACGGGGTGTTGTTTTTGAACGGGGAGACTCTGCGCGTTGGGCAGCTCGTCACGGTGGAGATGGAGCCGAGGCTTTTTGAAGAGGTTGAGCGTGAGCTTATCGCGCTGAATGGGAATTTTGCGACGGACCGCGAGGATGCGATTACGAAGTCTAAGCGGGATTTGTTTTGGCGGGTGGATTTGAATGGGCTGCTTGAGAGGTTGAGGGAGTAATGGCGGCGGACCTTACGAGTACGAGCGAGCAGGCGCGGATTGTTTATGAGCTGGCGCAGAAGTTTGCGCGGGGGCGGCGGTCGCTGGTGGATTTTAAGCGGGAGTTTTTTCCCGCGCGCGACGATGTGGAGGCGGCGCCGTTTCATTTTTTGTGGAGCGATACGCTTTTGCATGGGACGAGCCACGCGGCGTTTGAGGCTTTTCGCGAGTCGGCGAAGACGACTTATGTTATACGCACGTTTCCGCTGTATTGTCTGGTTTATCCGTCGCACGACCTTGATTTTATCGCGCTGGTCTGCGGCGACGAGGATACGGCGCGGGATAAGCTGGCTTCGATAAAGGCGGATTATAAGACGCGCCAGCATCTTTCGGTGAATCTTGTGGAGATCATCGAGGATAACGAGGACGCCTTTGAGGTGCTTGTGAAGCCTTACGGACAGGGGGAGGCTGTCGCCGTGCGTATCGCGGTGTTCGGCAAGGGTTCCCAGATACGCGGCCTGGAGTCGCGCGGGCGCCGTCCGAAGCTGGTTATTTTGGACGACGTGCAGGATAAGAAGGCTATCGAGTCGGATCTTATTCTCAAGAAGGATTTGAAGTGGTTTCTTGGGGATGTGCTTTTTCTCGGCGAGAGCTGCCGCGTTATGATGATCGGCAATAATTTGGGCGAGAAGTGTCTGATCGAGTATGTTTTCGCGAATGCCGCGGACTGCCGCTTTGAGTGTCACCGGGTGCCGGCGCTGGACGCGGAGACGGAGACGGTGTCGGCCTGGCCCGCAAAGCTGCCGGCGGAGAAGCTGATCGAGGAGCGCGGCCGTTATCAGAATCTCGGACAGCTTGATGTCTGGTATCGCGAGCGTATGTGTAAGGCTACGAGTCCCGACGATCAGAGGTTTAAGCGCGAGATGTTCCGCTATTATGACCCGAAGCATCTGCCGAAGACGATGAATGTCTATACGACTGTCGATCTCGCGATTTCACAGAATAGGCGCAGCGATTTTACGGCGGTCTGTACGGTTGGGGTTACGCCTGATAATCACTGGTTTGTGTTGGATGTGGATTATGGGCGCTGGAAGCCCGATGAGATTATCGAGGCGATTTTTCGCGCCGCAGCGAAGTGGCGGCCTCTTGAGGTCGGTTGGGAGAAGGTCGCTTTTCAGGCGGTTATCGGCCATTTGATCGAGAAGGAGATGCCGGAAAGGGGCATCTTTTTTCGTTCTAAGGGGCTGATCGCGGAGCGGCGTAAGGAGCTGCGTATCGAGATGTTGGGGCCGCGGTTTTCGACGGGGACGGTATGGTTCCCGAAGGGGGCCGGTTTTTTGACGGAGCTCGAGGGGGAGCTGCTGAAGTTTCCCACGGGTATTCACGACGATTTGATCGACGCGCTGGCTTATGTGGAGCAGGTGGCGCTGGTGCCCGCGAGGTGGGATCACGAGCATGACGATGAGATTCCGCTTGCGGGCGGGATGTAGAGAAAGGGGAATATGGTATGAAGAGTATCACGATGTCGGAAGAGAGTTATAAGGGGATTCCCGCGGACGCGGAGGCGTTTACGCTGGAGGATGAGAAGCGTTGGTTTGAGAGTCAGGATATTTCGTGTATGCCCGCGGTTCTCGCGACGCTTAAGGGGCTGCGCGCGACGGTGGCGGTTACCGCGGTGGCGGTGGTGGACGCGGCGGGCGAGACGGTGGCGGCGGGGAGGGAGCTTTCGGTCTCGGCCGGCGAGTCGCTGCTTGTGTATGTGGAACGCACGCCGGTTTTTTCGGGTTATCCCTGTACGTGGGCCAGCGCCGACGCCACGAAGGTAAAGGTGACGAAGGTCGATGATTCGTCGGCGCTGATTGAGCCGGTGGTGGCGAACAGTACGGCGATTACGGTCACGGTCACCGCTTCGTCGGGTGTGACGTCGTCGGTGACGGTTAAGCCCGTGGCGTGATGAAGCGGGAGGAGATCGAGAGCGTCGTCCTTCAGGATTTGAAGCGCGCCAATGATTTTTTTGAGGAGACGGTGGAGCCGAAGCTGCTTGAGAGGCGGGATGTTTATCTCGCCTCGCGGTCTTTTTATGAGAAGAAGTTCCCCGCGATTTCAAAGAAGTCCGATTTTCGCAGTTTCGGTTTTTACAGTTATGTGCAGTGGGCGAAGGCGCCGATTCTCGATTCTCTTTTCGGCACGTCGCGCGTGGTGCATGTGGTGGGCTGCGGACCGGAGGACGAGCAGGCGGCGCGGCTGATGGAGCAGCTGATTCAGTGGGAGGTTTCCCAGCAGTGCGCCGGTTATCATGTCTGCGAGCAGTGGATCGAGGACGCTTTGGTTTATGAGTTCGGCGTGCTTAAGCTGTGGTGGAAACGTTCGACGAAGGTGCGCGAGTTCGAGGAGGTTTTTCCGCCTGAGCAGGCGGCGGCGCTGTTTGAGTCGCCGGAGGTCGAGGTGGTGGAGGCCGGGGAGCCGGATTATTGGGGCGATGTGCCGGTCCGGTTCAGGCAGGAGTTTTTGCTTGATAATCGGGCGGTTTTTGAGAATATTTCACCCTTTGATATGCGCTGGAGCCCGGAGGCGAAGAGTCTGGAGACGGCGAATTTTGTCGCGCAGCGTCAGCTGGTTTCGGCTTCGGAGCTGAAGCGCGGGGTGGAGCAGTTCGGCTATGACGGGAAGCTGGTCGCCGAGGTCTGCGAGGGCGCCGGCAGTGTGACGGCGACAAATTCGGATATTGTCCTGAATCCCGAGCTTGACGATCTGGGGGCGGAGGAGGATAAGGCGCGCCGGTTGGTAGAGCTTTATGAGTGTTATGTGAATGTGGATGTCAACGGCGACGGTATTCTTGAGCCGCTGATTGTGACGTTGGCGGATGAGCGGGTGATCCGCGCGGTGCCTAATAGTTTTGAGCGGCTGCCGTTTTTTTCGCTTTCGGCGCACCGCGACCCGGCGAAGGTTTTTCCCACGGATATTTCGATGGCCGATATTTCCGGCGAGCTCCAGCATTTGGTGACTGCGATGGTGCGGCAGGTGTTGATTAATACTTCGATCAGTAATAAGCCGCGCAAGTTTATTAATACGCAGAAGGTTAATCTGGAGGATATGATGGCCGACCGTACTTTTGTGCGCTGTTCTGACGACCCGGGCGGGGCGGTGCTGCCGGAGGCTCCGACGCAGATCGCCGGGTGGACGATGAATTTTTTCGAGCTGCTGAAGTCGTTCGAGGAGGAGTGGACGGGCCGCACGCGGTATAACCAGGGGATGCAGGCCGACACGCTGAATAAGACGGCGACGGGGATCACGGCGATTATGAAGGCGGGTAATCAGCGGGCAAATTCGACGACGAAGAATTTTTGCGAGGACGGTTTTAAGCCGATGCTTAAGTTTTTGGTGATGCTGAATCAGCGGTATATGGACCAGAAGCAGATGATCCGCGTTTTTTCACGTCCGCTTTTGATCGCGCCGGATGATATTCACGGGGATTTGGATATTTCGGTGGAGACGGATGTCGGTCTGGAGAAGAAGCAGCAGACGATTAACGCCCTTACGGAGTATTTGCGTGAGGTGTATCCATTTGCGCAGCAGATGGGGCTTGTCGGGCCGCGGCATTTTGTGGCCGCCTGTGTGAAGGCGCTGGAGCTGGCTGGGCTTTCTAACGCTCGGCAGTATTTTTTCACGGACGAAGAGGTTGAGGAGAGGCGGGCGATGGCGGTTGCGATGGGACAGGCTGGAGCTGCTGCGGCAGCGGCAGGTAACGGCGGAGCGGGCGAAGGAGTTCCTGGGCTGGCTTACGGAGCTGGAGGCGGAGCTTAAGGATCAGAGCTGGCAGATGCTCGCGGCGAAGAAGGTGGATGCGGCGGCGCTGCATGATCTTAATTCGTTTGCGTTGGCGATCGGCGCTTTGAAGGGTTTTTTAAGGGAGAAGGCCGACGACGGTATGGTCGCGGAGATGGAGGTCAAGGAAGATGGCGGAGCAGACGACGGCGAGTAATCCCTCTGAGCAGGGGTTACAGCCACAGGATGGGGCGCAGGCCCCTTTTGAGGAGCAGAGTTTCGAGGAGCAGATGAGGGCGCTTTACGCAGGTGAGACGGTGGAATCTGAGGATGAGGAGGAAGGTCCCGAGGCGGAGCCGGAGGGGGAGTCCGAACCGGAGGCGGAGCCTGAACCGGAGCTGTATACGGAGGCGGAGTTTAACGCTCTTGATCCTTTTGAGGTGGACCCCGCGAAGCTGCCTGGGGCGGCGGGTTCGGTGCACAGGCGTTATTTGCAGGTTTATCAGGAGCAGATTTTGCCTGAGCTGGAGCAGCTGCGGGCGTTTAAGCAGCGGGTGCTGGCGGATGCGCA